TTACAAAACGAAGGTTTACAAATGTTTCCTTTTGGGCAGGGCTTTGTTAGTATGTCTGCACCGACTAAAGAACTTGAGCGACTTGTTAAGGACAAAATGCTAAGGCACGCTGGCAACCCAGTGACGCGCTGGATGATGGGCAATATATTATTAACTCAGGACCCAGCAGGCAACATTAAAATAAATAAGGCCAAGAGCGGCGACAAAGTCGACGGGCCAGTCAGTATAGTTATGGCCTTGGGCACTTGCATGCAGGACGCAGCCAAAGAGCAGAATAGTGAATTTTGGTTTTTAAGTATATGAAATTTTTAGACGACTACATGCAGGAATACTATAACAACCTGCCCAAGTACAAGACCTACGAGGACGCCTACAATGCCACAGAGCAAAAGTATTTAGGCAAGTTTGGTGTAAAGCGTTACAAGTCTTATGATGTTTTTAGGGCGGCACTTTCTCGCTGGCTTGCGCAAGGGCGTAACAAATGTTAACGCAAAAAATTTAACGCGGTTGTAATTTGCGCCCAATGAATTTAAAGTTTTGGCAGCCCCGAAAAGAAAAGCGCTCTGGCTTGTCTCAGCCTGCTGACTGGTTTATTAATACCTTAAACAATGTTTTTGGCTACCAGACTAAAAGCGGGCAGGCGGTAAATGACCGCACGGCTTTAAGCATAGCCTCGGTGCATGCTTGCGTTAGAGTAATTGCAGACGGTATAGCAGGCCTCACTTTGAAACTATACAAAGACGACGGCATTAACCGCGACCAAATTGTAATACATTACAGCACTGCATTAATTAACGAGCCTAACCCTTACCAAACAAAATACGACTTTACTAAATACATGGTAAGCCACTTGGCGCTTAAAGGTAATGCTTACGCTTTTATTAATCGCGACGCGCGTTTTATTGGCGTAGAGTTGCACCCTATTGCCCCTGACTATGTTACACCAGTAATGCAGGACGGGCAACTATTTTATAAAATAAACCTTAAGGGCTTCCCTTCTATTGTGCCTGCTACCGACATGCTGCATTTTAAAGGGCTTTGCGGTGACGACCCGCTAGTAGGTTTGTCGCCTATTGTCGTGCATGCTGAAACTTTGGGTATTGACTTGGCAGCAATTAGCCAAAGCGCTGGCGTTTATAAAAACGGAGTGCTTAAGTTTTTGCTAACAAGCGACGCGCAAATAAAGCCAGAGCAGGCAGTGCCTTTAAAGAAAAGTCTAGACGATGTTATAGACGGGGCTAGCCGTTCTACTGTTTTGCCTAACGGCATTAAAATGGAAAAGCTGAGCCTTAGCCCAGAGGAGGCCCAATACTTAGAAACTCGCAAATTTAGCGCAGAAGAAATAGCCCGTATTTTTGGCGTTCCTGCTTCTATGATTGGGGCAGCGGGCGGCATTAAGTCTAGCGTAGAGCAAGAGTACCAAGATTTCTACGCTCGCACCTTGGCAAGTTATGCTATTAACATAGAGCAGGAACTAGCCCGCAAGTTGCTAACCGAAAGCGACAAGTTAACTTATTATTTTAAATTTAACTTTAATTCACTTTTGAGGGCCTCCGCCAATGAGCGCGCAGACTATTATAATAAAGGCATTCGCGGCGGCTGGCTCTCTAGAAACGAAGCCCGCATGTTTGAGGACGCTAACGGCTTCGACGGCGGCGACGAGTATTTAATTGAAAGCAACCTAATGCCAAGCAGCCAGATTAACGCTTACATGGATGCGAAAATAGCGCAGCTTATGAGTACCGCAGACAAAAACAATAACCCAGACGGAGTTAATAACACCGAGGTAATATAATGAAACAAGAGCGCAGAACATTTACTGGCACCGTCATAGCACGAAGCGAAGGCGAAAACATGCCTAAAGAAATTGGCGGCATTGCTGCTGTAATTAACTCAGTTACTGACCTTGGCTACTTCGAGGAGGTTATAGAGCGCGGAGCGTTTGACTACGCTCTAGGCAAAGAGTACGACATTCGCTGTTTATTTAACCATGAAGCCGAGTTAATTCTAGGCCGTACTTTGTCAGGCACTTGCAATGTGTTTGTAAATGGTGACGGAAACCTAGAGTATACATGGGTGCCAGACTACGAGAACCCTACTCACATGTCAGTAGTGCGCAGCATTATGCGCGGCGACATTACGCAGAGCAGCTTTGCTTTTACCATTAAGGAGCAGAAGTGGAGCGACTCTACAAAATACGGCACAATGGGCAAAAGAACTATTACTGTTATAGAAGACCTCTACGATGTTAGCCCAGTTACTTACCCCGCTTATGCTGACACCGAGGCCGACGCCCGTAGCATTGTAGCAATGAGAGACGAAGAGCGCGAAATAGAAAGCGCCAAGCAAAGCCAAGCAGCAGCCGACATTTTAAAACTTGCGCTGTTGCGTTACGAAAATTTATAAAACAAAAACAAAAAAACCATGAATAAAATTAAAGCATTGAAAGAAGAGCGTGGACGCTTGCTCGGCGAGTTGTCTACCTTGCAAACCACCATCGAGAAGGAAGCCCGCTCTATGGCTGACAGTGAAACCAACCGCTTGACCGAAATCGAAGCCCGCTTGGGTGCGATTAAGGCTGAGGTAGAAACCTTGGAAAAGTTGCAAAACTTGGCCGCTCAGGCTGCTGGCCACTCTGCTAGCCGTAGCGAAGAGAAGGAAAAGGAAAACATGAAAGAACAGTACAGCTTTAAGCGTGCTATGGAAATGGCTATTACTGGCCGTCGCGAAGGTGTAGAGGCTGAGTTCAACTCTATGGCTGCTGCTGAGTTCCAGCGTTCTGGTGTTTCTGTTTCTGCTCACTCTATGAAAGTGCCTAGCGAAGTTTTCAAACGCGACATGTCTGTAACTGGCGGTACTTCAGGTTCTGAGGGTGGCGTGAATGTTCAAACATCAGTTGGTTCTATCATCGACGTATTGTTGCCTAAGACTGTATTGCGCGGTTTGGGTGTTCAGCAGTTGTCTGGATTGGTTGGTAACTTAGATATGCCAACGGCTTCTACTGTGCCTTCTGCTGGATGGAATACTGAGAACGGTTCTGCTACTGAAAAGAGCCCTGCCTTCTCTAAAATCACATTTAGCCCTAAGCGTTTGGCCGCTTACATTCAAGTTTCTAACCAGTTGATGCTTCAGTCTTCTAACAGCATTGACGCTTATGTAAGAAACTGGCTCCTTAACGCTATGGCTCAGTCTTTGGAAACTGCTGCTATTAAGGGCGGTGGTTCTAACGAGCCTACTGGTATTATTGCCAACGCCAATGTAAATGTAACTTTTGCAGGCGGCGCGACTTCTAACGCTACCAACGCTAACGGTATTGCTCCAGTTTGGGCCGATGTTGTTAACTTGATGAAAGCCGTAGAAAACGCTAACGGTGAGGGTGTTGCTTACTTGACTAACCCTAAAGTTAAAGCTGCTTTGCAGACTATTCCTCGCCAGTCTTCTGGTGTTGAAGGTAACTTTATTTGGCCTGCTGGTGGCTTCGACTTGAACGGCTACCCAGTTTCTACTTCTACCTTGGTGCCTTCTAACTTGTCTAAAGGTTCGAGCAGCACATTGTCTGCTATGATTTTTGGAGACTTCTCTAAAATGGCTATCGCCTCTTGGGGTGGTATGGAGTTGACAGTAGACCCTTATAGCGGCGCTACTGCTGGCTTAACCAATGTAGTGCTTAACGCTTACTTGGATTGTAACTTGTTGCAGCCTACTGCGTTTGCAGTTTGTAAGGACATTGTAGCCTAATAACTTGACTGCTCGGAGTCATTAAAGACCGAGTGCTAAGGGTGGCCTTGACTGCGCCACCCTTGGGCTAATATGAAAATTAAATTTATTGCTAACCCTTCTGGGCAGTTTAACCTTTCCTATAATGCAGGCGAGGAGGTAATTATGGAAACCAAGCAGGCCATGCTTTTAATTGAGGCAGGCGTAGCTATTGAAATACCCGTGCTTACTTCACCTAGCAAGCCAAGCAAAAAGGCTAAGCCAGTTAACCCAGAAACCGAACTAGACGCCGAATAAAAAATGTTTATTGCACGCCATTATACCGCCTTTACTAACGCCGCTACTGACTACATAACACTAGCAGAAACTAAGCAGCACCTGCGCGTTACAAGCAGCGCAGACGACACCTACATAGGCGGGCTTATTGCTATGGCTGTGGAGGCTTGCAGTAATTACCTTGGCTATTCTATTCGTAAGGCTACGGCACGCTATGGCTTTGACGGCTTTACGGGGCAGCCTGCGCTAGTTAACCCTCTTAACGGAACCAATATACCTAGCGGCAACTACTTGCGTTTAAACACGCGCTGCTTGTCTGTAACAAATGTTTACTACATTAGTGACAGCAACGCAATTACAGCCTACGACGCAGCAGACTGGATTGCTAGCCCTGAGCCTATGGGCCTATACAGTCGTAACATTTTTATAGAAACAGCGCCGACATTGGTAACAGACGACGGGATTAAATACATAGTAGAACTCACAGAGGGCT